GCTCAAAAGAACCCAACAAGTAGGATGTGGGAATATGTTTATTTCCATACAAATTCATCTGTTTTAAAGCAGCTTGGCCACATGGTGCCGTAAAGTAAACAACGTTGTCGTTTCGAGAATCTGACCAAACGTTCCCTACCTTAATAAATTCCTTGTATACATTCAAGTCATCTTTGTGGCAAGTAATTGTGGCTCCTTTAGAGGATCCGTCTCCTAACCAAACACCGAGTAGATAAGGATCAATAGGCAATTGCTGCTCTTGAAGATCAAGAGGCTTGGTGAATTCAATATAAGGCTTGTTTGAGTGAGACAAAAATGGAATCAATTGTTCTGTGGTCAGATTTCTAGATCCTGCATTCCAATTAGTGCTATTAACATTCCACAAATGTTCAGCGTCTGCTTTAACAACGTCACCGTTATCAAATACTACCTCATAAACATTGTGGTTATGCATTGTAGGTGTAATAAAAGTAATTCTTGTTTTTTTGCCGTCAGCCCCAAATATCTCATCTCCCTCGCTTAGATCTTTAAGCTTCACAAATCCTTTAGGAGTAAGAATTGGTGTTTCTAAGTCAAGAGCCTTTCCAGACTGACGGGGCATCTTGCAAATAACAAATCTGTTTTCTGCTACTGAATCAACAATGTCGTTTTGGTAATTGTACAACTGAAAATTGACAAGACCCCTGTCAATGTGAACAATCTTTACATACTTTTCAATGAAGTACTTTGGCTTTCTTGCACACTTAATGTATTCCTCAACTTGCTCTTGAGTATATGGTATCTTGATATTCTTGCGCTTGAGGTTTTGATTGCCTAAGTAAGCTTCATTCATCGCTGGCGCTCTTCAGCATCTTCTGAAGCTCAGTAGTGCTTCCGACAAAAAGATTGTTGTTGATAGTTTGTGGATTCTTGTTGTCTTGCTTCTCCAGATTCTTCTGACGCTGATTGATCTCGAGAAGATCCTTGTTTGCATCTACAACAGTCTTTAGCAGCTGGCTAAGAACTTCAAAGCTACGTGGATGTTGTGACTGTTTGGCAATGTCCAGCATGTCAACAACAGCTTCTTGACCTCTAGAAATCACATCATAGAGGTTGCCTCTTGCATATTCATAGTCGTTTGAAAGATTGCTGTCGACTTTGGATTTGCTTGTTTCTAGTGGAGGAAGGTCAAGTGCTTTTGCTATTTCATTACTCATGGGAGATCTGTTTTAGTGATAATATAACCATAGTCTTCAGAGGCATCAATTTCTATGTAGTCTACAGAAGCTGCAGCATTAGAAGTCGGTTGCCCATTTGCAGTCAAGCCTGGTCTTACTTCTATTCTAAGAGTAGGATCTGTGTTTCCTACACCTTCCGCTGCAGTGTTTGTTGTAGGAATGTAGAAATTTGTGTTTGCAAACTTGATAACCTTTGACTTCTTGACAGGGCCAAAGATATAACCTTTGAGTGTGAACGAAAGTGTCCATATAATTACCCTATCTTCTTCAATCTTGCCCTCATACGAATCATTCAATGTGACATTGTCTAGGACAATTGGAATGTCCATTGCAATGCTCATTGATGGAATCAAATTGACTGTAGACGTCCAGTCTGGTGTAAAGAATGGTAGGATCTGCTCAACAATTCTAGAACCATCTTCTGCAAACCTTGTCATTACATAAAGATTAAAAGTGATGTCATAAGGAACTGGAACGTACTGATACTGAAGCTTGTTAGGCTCATTTGTCAGCACCTTGAAATTCTTCTGAACTGTCTGGAGCTTTCTGTTTGGTGAGTACTTGATGTCTCTTATCTCAAATCCCATTCTAGGAAGCTGAATCTGGACAGGCTTATTGAGGTTAGGATCCTGAGTGTTTCTTACAAGGAACTTCTCCTTTGGACCATATGCCAATGGAACCTTCATTGTCTGCACAGTCTCACCAGCCGAGTTTGTCCTGTTAATGTAGATGCTGTTGAACAATGTGCCAAACAGAATCACATACTTGCGGATTGTGTCATGGAAGAAAGTTGCTCCTAGCATTAGACTCTTCCTGTCTCGCTGAATGGATCTAGCTCTGTGAAGTCTAGAATGTTGTCACTTACTGTCTGAATATCGTCATTGTCAGCTATTGGATCTGCAGTGTTAATGTCATATTTTTCTTGAACAAGGTCGTATACATCTTCATCCTGAATAAACAATCCACCCTCAGAAAGTATACCATAACCAGACATGCTGGTTGAATAGTTCTTTTCAATATCATCAATTTCCTTGATTCCTGTGTTCAACTTCTCGTTGTTGTAGACAAATAGCTCACACTGAATGTCGAAAGTCTGTAGCGAGCCCATCTGATAGAAGATTGCTTCGTGCTCGACAAACTTGATCTCAAACAGCTTCTTATTCAGAGGGAAGTAGATTAGATCACCTTCTTTAGGTCTTACCTGAGACGTGTATGAACCAACTTCCTCACTGAACACGCGTCTTGAAACTGTGAATGTCACAGTGTCGTTGATCTGTAGATTAAACTTAGAAAGGAAGTCACCCTGACCTCCAAACCCTTCCACATTCTTAATATACATCTCAAGCATGTAGAAACCATTGAACTCAGAGATGGTGTCTTCTGTGAGAACATTGTCTACTTTGACCAACGTTCTAGGTAGGTAAAACAAATCGTGGCCGTAGATTTTGATTGACTCGACAATTAAGTCGTCAATCAACTGTTGTTCCATACTTGAATTAAAGTTGTTAAAGTAGAAGTTTGTTGATATGACACAAACTCCTTATCCAATAAAGTCGTTTGATGGCAACGAGTAGCTATTGATAACTGTGCGTTCTAGCTCTTCTATTTCATTAGATGCATCATTGTAAATCTTGTCGCCGTTGAACGTGACGCCACCAGGAAGCTGCATCCCAGAGAACTTAGAAAGATTAGAACCCCACTGCCTTTTGATCAAGGCAGTGCAATAGTTCTGAAGCCATCTGTCACTCCAAACATCTGTATATGTGTCTGGGTCAAGAACTGAATAAGCCTCAACTACGATATAGTCACCTACATTGAGTTTATCCCAATTCATATCGATGTGCAGTTTATCGTTGTGTCTGTTGTATCTAATTGGCTGTTTGCCAACCAAAAGCTCTTCAAGGACTCTTATGTGCGTGAATGCCATGTAGTATGGAATCATTGACACAGATGTCAATGTGTACAAATCGTTCAATGCAATCTGATATCTAATGTTGAATAAGTTGTTTGTGCTGAGAGAATCACCTATATCAAAGATGTTGACAGCACCGATGATGTTTTCTGGAAGAGTGATGTACTTATCAGACACATTGTTTGCTGTAATCTGATGCTTGTAGTAAATCTTTTCAGTACCATCAAAATGGTAGTCCCAGTACATCTTGAGTGCTTCATCAATGCGATCTTCAACTTGATCATCGTCGACATTGATTTCAATAACTGGCTTGCCTAGTTTTCTCAAGCAATATTCTTTGAATTCGGAGCGAGATGTGGGGACTGCCATTTCTGACCTTTTGAGCTGTTTAGTGTATTTATAAACTCAAAGACCCATTTGTTCTCTAATTTTTGTTGCACTTATGCTAGTGATGGAAGCATCAAAGGCCTCTTGCTCAATCTTGTAGCCGACATCCCTTCCGTATGTAATGTTTACGATGTTTGGAACGACAATCACTTGAAACATCCCCTGATACTTAGGCTCCAAATCTTTTTTAATTCTTTCGATCACCTGTGATGCATTAAATGGATTAGAATCATTCCAACCCTGACAATCTCTTATCATAATACAAACCTGACCAGTTTTAGCGATAGCTCTCTCAAACAATGCCCTATGGCCCGGATGCCAAGGCTGCCATCTACCAAGCATCTGTACTGTTTCTTTGTTAGATTGAAAGATTGGCCGTCTTAAATTATTTTTAATATGATTAGAAACAAAAGCTGCCCATATATCTGCGTTTTGTTCTGTGATTCTAAAGTCGTAGGTTTCAGGAGCAACAAACATCTTGTTGGTGTCTTCAAATCTTCCTTCCTCAATAGTATCCATCCATACCACCCAGTCAGGCTTGATTGTTGCTCTCATTTCAGGTAGAGGGCAAACAAAATCACAGACCACATACTTTTTCTTACTCTTTAATGCTTCAGACTGCATTCTTGTTGCTTGTCTTAGACGCCCTTCAGGTGAGAAATCCCAATCATTCGACACCCTCCTAAGCTCATCGCCATTAAGATGCTCTACATCCCCTAGCAGTTCTGTTAGCTTTTTAGCAAAAGTAGTCTTCCCAGAACCAGGAAGACCCATAATCAAAATTTTCATTAGTATCTCCTACTTTACATTAATTGAAATGTTATGATAGCCAGAAGCAGACGACCCTTCAAAGAAGTAGTTTGTTC